CTCCACTGTGACTGGTAGGACGTTTCATTGCAGTGAGCGTAAGACTGATAAAACTCATTTCCGTGAGGCTTGCACAAAGACTGCTGATAGGTATACCACGTTAGATCCCAATATGAAGCTTCCAAAAAGTAAAGACTTTGTTAGTGCTAGTATTTTAAAAGATTGGGTTACCATCGCTGATGATTTCTTTGGTTCCAAGGAGAAACAGCTTGGTGAGTATTATTTCCTTGAGCTAATTAAACCTGCAGACTTTGCCAAGGGTGTCACGGGTGATGACTCCGTAACCTCATTGCAGCTGGCAAAATCAACAGGCATGCCCGCTTATCCTGGTCCTCTCCGTGACCACGTTGTTGTTGACGATGAAGGAAGGATTGTCCCAAGCGTTGATGGCAGCCCTCTCATGCAAAAATGCCTGGATTATTACGAGTCTATGCTTGAGCCTGGCGCTGGTAGAATGCTTGTTACCAAGTTGTTTGCCAAGGTTGAGAAGCATATGGTTGATACGACTTCACTTGATGCTGAAGAACTTGCCGAGGTTGAGCTTGGTAAAGTTTGCAGGTTGATCCAGAATGTCCCAACAACTGCAGCTGTGACACTTAGGATAGCTTTCTTTTTCACGCTCAAGTTCTTCTCTTCGTTCAACGCTATATGGATGAGCTGTTATGCTATGCCGCCATATGCTTTGGCCTCAGTGTGCATACATTTTACGCCTGGGCAGAAGTATACTGCAGCTTCTGTTGATGTTTCTAAAATGGATACTTCTATAGGCGGAGACGTTTCAAACCATGTTATGGCCTTTGTTAGGGCTCAGTTGCAGTATATGTCTTCCAAGTATGATTCCAAGCTTTCTTCAAAAGGATATGACACTTATGGGGCCATGCTGCCACTCTTTGATAATGTTGTTTATGCATTGCAGCATTGGTGGTCCGTCAACGATGGTTATGCAACGTACATCTCCTATGGAAACATTTCGGGTTCACCTATAACTACTCATTTTAATATATTGGTTGGCGTTTTCGTGCTACACAATGTTTCTATTTCTATTCTCACTGTCCTAGGGCTCAGTAACCAGGAAGCTTGGGAGTATGTTAAGAAGCATGTCCACTTCAGCGTTTATGGCGACGATATGAGGGTTGTTGTTGCTGAGCCGCAATGTCCCAAGCTTAAGAGCAGGCTGTCGTGTTTCACTGCTGGTTACATTGTTGATAAGATTACCAAATTTACAGGCTTCAAGATTACGCACGACTTGCCTGGCAAGTTTCTATGTAGAAGCATGGTGGGTGGTCGTCTTATGCTGGTTCCAGCCTCGCTTGCCAAAGCTTTTGGTTGCGGTTTGGGGCCTAAGGAACATCTTGGTTCTAGGGGTTCTACCATTGATTATTTCTCAACTCTCATCTTTACGATTCTTATTGAATTTTCGGCATCACCTACCATGTATGTTGACTTTGTAGAAAGGCTTCTTGATTGTGACGACTCTATCGTTCAGGCTTGCCTGGACAATCTTGTCATCAGGGCGTTTAGCGCTCCGAGAGGGAAGTTGTTCCTTGGAGCAGACCCCTCTATGGTTAAGGCTTGTCTTTCCGTTGACAGCCCATATGAATACGATAAATTGTTGAAGCTTGA